GCGCAAGGACGCTGAAGGCGTTTCCTCCTTCACGGTGGATTGGTCTCGCGTCCCTCGCTGATCGCGTCTCCTGCGCTGTCCTGGTGTCGGGGCGGGGCACAGACAGGGCCGGGGGGTGGTCAAAGTCTGGAGGGTCGGGATGCCGGAAACCCCGCAGTTCCTCACGCGGACAATAAATCGCCCCTCTGGGCTTAATCAAATGGCAATCAAATGGCTGGCGTGAAGGGCAAGAGTGGCGGGTCGAGGCTGGGAGCGGGCCGCAAGGCTGTCGAGCCGGTCCTGATCACGCCCGAAGCTGCCCAGATCGTCCCGGGTGAGCCGCTGGACCCGCGCCCGACCCTTGAGCTGGTCGCGCTCGGCCACATGGAGGTGAGCCAGACGCAGATGAAGGCGCTGCTGGCCCTGCTGCCATACGTCCACACCAAGAAGGGCGAGGGCGGCAAGAAGGATGAGCAGGCCGGCGCCGCGAAGAAGGCAGGGGCTGGAAAGTTCGCCGCCGCGGCCCCGCCGTTGAAGCTGGTCGGTAAGCGCTGATGCCCGAGTGGTCGACAGCCTGCCCTAACTGGGCGGCGCGGCTGCGCGCTGGCGAGTCGATCATCCCGCCTCCGATCTTCCCGGAGCAGGCTGAGCAGGCGCTGTCGATCTTCAAGGCGCTCAAGATCGTCGATGCGCCGGGTAGCCCGACCTTCGGCGAGTCGTGCGCCGAGTGGGTGTTCGATCTGGTGCGCAGCATCTTCGGCGCCTACGACGCGGACAGCGGGCGCCGGCTGATCGTCGAGTGGTTCATCCTCATCCCGAAGAAGAACAGCAAGTCGACGATCGCGGCTGGGATCATGATGACTGCGGTCATCCTGAACTGGCGGCAGTCGGCAGAGTTCTCGGTCCTGGCCCCGACTGTCGAGGTGGCCAATAACGCATACGCGCCGGCCCGGGACATGGTGCAGAAGGACGAGGACTTGGACGCGCTGATGCACGTTCAGTCCCACGTCAAGACCATCACGCACCGGGAGAGCAATGCAATCCTGAAGGTGCTGGCGGCCGACCAGAACACGGTCGGCGGTAAGAAGTCGGTCGGCACGCTGGTGGACGAGCTTCACCTGTTCGGCAAGATGGCGAGCGCCGAGAACATGTTCCGGGAAGCGCTGGGCGGGCTGGCGTCGCGGCCGGAAGGGTTCGTTATCTGGCTGTCAACGCAGTCGGACGAACCGCCGGCCGGGATCTTCAAGCAGAAGCTGGACTACGCCCGCAAGGTGCGCGACGGCGAGATCATCGACCCCGGGTTCGTGCCGGTGATCTTCGAGCATCCGCCGGAAATGGTGGAGTCGGGCGAATGCCTGCTGCTGGAGAACATGGCTCTGGTGAATCCCAACATGGGGTTTTCAGTGGATGAAGTCTTCCTTGAGCGCGAGTTCAAGAAGGCGGAACTGGCCGGCGAGCAGTCGTTCCGCGGCTTCATGGCGAAGCATGCGAACGTCGAGATCGGCCTAAATCTCCGGTCTGACCGCTGGGCCGGCGCCGACTTCTGGGAGGTGCAGGGCACGGCAAAGGGCCTGACGCTTGACGACCTGCTCGAACGATCCGAGGTGGTTGATGTCGGAATCGACGGCGGCGGCCTGGACGACTTGCTCGGCCTGGCCGTGATCGGCCGGGACAAGGACACGCGCGAATGGCTGCTGTGGACCCATGCGTGGGCGCATCCGTCCGTGATGGAGCGCCGCAAGGAGATTGCGCCGCGGCTGCACGACTTCGCCAAGCAGGGCAATCTGACCCTCGTGGGCAACATGGGCGACGACGTTTTCGAGGTGGCTGAGATCGTCGCCCAGTGCGAAGCCTCTGGCCTGCTGGACAAGGTCGGCTGTGACCCGGCAGGGCTGGGCGGCATCCTCGACGCGATGGTGGAGGCGGACGTACCTCAAGACAAGGTGATCGGCATCTCCCAGGGCTGGAAGATGACCGGCGCCATCAAGACGGCCGAGCGGAAGCTGGCCGAAGGAACGCTGATCCATGGCGGCCAGGCTCTGATGGCATGGAGCGTCGGAAACGCGAAGGTAGAGCCCCGCGGCAATGCGATCGTGATTACGAAGCAGGCCAGCGGCTCCGCAAAGATTGACCCGCTGATGGCGACATTCAACGCCGTCACCCTGATGTCCCTGAACCCTGAGAGTGCCGAGCACACGCAGGGATTCGTAGACCTGAACGCATAAATATGAACGACCAACCCGAAAAGCGCGGCCTCTGGAATGCGCTCACGGGATGGGCGCGCCCGTCTTTCAAGAATGCGACCGTCGTCAGTTCCAACGTCGACGGCATGAATGCGCTGTTTCAGCCGATCGCGTCGCCCTCGGGCTACGCGGTGACGGACAAGTCGGCCATGCAGGTCAGCACCGTCTATTCCTGCGTCACCGTCCTGGCCGGCGCGATCCAGCAGCTTCCGATTGCGCAGTACCGACTGATGCCGGACGGCCAGCGCAAGCCGATCAAGCGAAACAACCTCTGGTATCTGCTGAACGAAACCCCGGCGCCGGCCTGGACCGCGGCGAGCTGGAAGGAATGGATTGTCCGCTGCGTCATCCTGCGCGGCGATCAGCACACCGAGATCGTCCGCAGCACGGCCGGCGCGTCGCTTGGTGAGGTGGTCGGCTTCAAGATCCACCATCCCGAGAACGTCGTGGCCCGCCGCGTCGGCGATCGCCTCGTCTATGACGTGATGGACATCACGACCGCCAAGGGCTACACGGTCGATCAAGACGACATGCTGCACTTCACGGGCGTGGGCTTCGACGGCCTGCGCTCGCAGAGCGCCATCCAGAACGGCGCGCGCACGGCGATCGGCAACAGCCTGGCGGCCACGGACTACTCGGGCAAGTCGATCGGCGGCGGCGCAATGCCGCAAATTGCCCTGAAGTACCCGAACAAGATGGGCGACGACCAGAAAAAGGGCCTTCGCGACAGCTTCGAAGCCACCTACGGGCAGGGGAACGGCGAATCGACAGCCCGCAAGCTGCCTCTGGTGCTGACCGAGGGCGCCGACGTTCAGGAACTGAGCATCAGCCCGGTCGACATGGAGCTTCTCGCGTCTCGTGAGTATGAGGACGCTCAGATTTGCAACGCGATCGGCGTCCCTCCCATTCTGATCGGCAACGGCAAAACGACCTCGAATTGGGGTACTGGCGTCGAGCAAATCACCCTCGGATGGGTGAAGTTCCGGGTGAAACCGCACCTTCGCCGCTGGCAAGAGGAAATGAATCGGAAGTTGTACCGGAATGCCGGTCCTTTCCTTGAATTCGACCTTGACGAACTGCTGCGCGGCGACTCCAAGGCGCAATCCGACGCCGACCGCGCATCGCTCGGCGGCGCGCAGGGCGATGGCTGGCGCACGCCCAACGAAGTGCGCGCCTCCCGCAACCTCCCGCCGCTGAAGGGCGGCGACGAGCTTTTCAAGGTCGCCAAGCCGGCCGATCCCGCCGCTGCGCCGGCTCCTGATCCTGCACCCACCGAGGGCAACCCATGAAAATCAACAAGCTCATGCAGCTCCTAAAGGACAACGCCCGCGCCGATGCCGCGCCGGCCGCGCTCCGCTGCGAAGTGGCCGACGACGGCGCCCATGTCTACGTGTACGACGTGATCGACAGCTACTGGGGCGCCTCCGCGGCGTCGCTGGTGTCTGCGCTCGCATCGGCCGGCGACAAGACCGTGCACATGCACATCAACTCGCCCGGCGGGGATGTGTTCGAAGCGCGGGCGATGGCCGCGGCGATCGTCGGCCACGCCGGCAAGGTCGTCGCCCACATCGACGGCGTTGCGGCCTCGGCGGCCACCTACCTGGCGCTTGCCGCCTCGGAAGTCCGCATGACGGACGGCGGCCTGTTCATGGTGCACAACTCCTGGACCATGGCGATGGGCAACCGCACCGAACTGCGCTCAACCGCCGACCTCCTCGAAAAGATCGACGGCACGATTTCGGCCGACTACCAGCGCAAGACCGGCAAGTCTGCCGACGAGATCGCCGCACTGATGGACGCCGAGACGTGGATGACCGCTCAGGAAGCGCTCGACGCCGGTTTCATCGACGCCATCGACACCAACACCAAGGGCGAGAAGGCCAGCGCGCAGTGGAACCTGTCCGCCTACGCCAACGCGCCGGCCCCCGCCGCGGAACCCGAGCCCGACCTGGCCGAGAAGGTCGCCGCCCAACTCACCCACAACCGCAACCGTCTCCGGTTGTTCCAGATCTAGCGCGTCTCCCGCGTCAGAGCAGAGCCCCTTTCGAGGGGCTTTTTTTATGTCCGTCTCATTACCTGAAAGGCCAAAAATGAGCATTCAAGCCCTCCGGGAGCGCCTCCAAGCCTCCAGCAAAGCCGCCAACCACATCCTCGCGGAGAAGGGTTCGCAAGTGTGGACTCCCGAAGATCAATCGGCGTTCGACGGTCACGTCGCCGACGCCGAGCGCTGCAAGGCTCAGATCGCGGCCCACGAGAAGATGATCGCCGAAGACCGCGATGTCAACTTCACCGACTCGGCCGACTTCCGCATCAAGGATGTCAAGGAAAAGTCGGAGGCCAAGAAGGCGTTCGACACGTTCCTGCGCAAGTCCTTCAAGGATATGTCGGCCGAAGAAATTCAGTCGGTGCGCAACACGATGTCGACCACGACCGGATCGCAAGGTGGCTTCACCGTGCAGTCGGAAGTCGCCTCGACGCTGATCGACCTGCTGAAATCCTACGGCTTCATGCGCGCCGTCTCGTCGCAGATGACCACCGACAAGGGCAACCCGCTGTCGTTCCCGACCTCGGACGGCACCGCAGAAGTGGGCGAGTGGATCGCGCAGAACACGACCGCGACCGCCGCTGACCCTGTGTTCGGCTCGGTCGCCCTGAACGTGTTCAAGGCGTCGTCGAAGATCATCGCCGTGCCGTTCGAACTGCTGCAAGACAGCCAGATCGACATCCAGGGCATGGTCATGAAGCGCGCTGCCGATCGCATCGGCCGCCTCGGCAACGTCGGTTTCACGACCGGCGGCGGCACGACCGACCCGAACGGCCTGGTCACCGCTGCCTCGGTCGGCAAGACCGGCACGACCGGCCAGACCCTGACCGTGATCTATGACGACTTGGTCGACCTGATCGACTCGCTGGACGTGGCCTACCTGGGCGCGCCGTCGTCGAACCCGGAGCTGGCCGGCGCCGAGCCGGGCTTCATGTTCAACCAGACCACCCGCCGCGTGATCCGCAAGATCAAGGACACGGCGGGACGCCCCATCTGGATGCCGAGCTACGACGAGGGCATGTCCTCGGCGACGCCCGACCGCCTGCTGGGCTACCCGGTCTACCTGAACAACGACATGGCCGTGCCGGCCGCCAACGCGAAGACCATCGCCTTCGGCAACTTCGGCAAGTACATGATCCGCGACGCCATGGACGTGACCATGTTCCGCTTCGACGACTCGGCTTACATCAAGCTGGGCCAGATCGGCTTCCTGGCCTGGGCCCGCATGGGCGGCAACCTGCTGGACGTGAACAGCGTCAAGCTGTACGCCCATTCGGCAACCTAAGCGTTTCACGCAAAAGCCGCCCGGTCCGCTGGGCGGCTTTTTCATTGACGTTCAAGAGAGAAATCACCATGGCAAAGAAACCGGCAGCCGAGAAGGTCGACGACGGCAGCGTCAAGGCGCGCGTGATCGTCGCCGGCCTGTTCGGCGCAATGAACGAAGTAGTCGTGCTCGACAAGGCTGCGGCCGCTGCCGCGCAGGCCACTGGCGACATCGACACGCACCCCGAGGCCGTCGCCTACGCCGAAAGCCTGAAGGGCTGACATGACGCTCAAGCTCCAGACCGCCGCGACCGTCCTGCCGGTGTCCTTGGTGGAAGCCAAGCTACACCTTCGCGTTGACGGCGTGGACGAGGACGCGCTGATCACTTCGCTGATCGGCTCGGCGACGCTGGAGGCTGA